AGATGAGCTGCCAAAGAATACAATAGAGGATGACGAAGTCCCGTTTTAATTAACAGATGAGATCGGCATTAACCTTCACGAAGGAGCGCCTGCACCCTTCCGATTATGCAGGCAAACGCTTTGACCAAGCATTACACGATAAGTACGATCCACCAGCTAGGAAGGCTGTATCCGAATGGATACAAATGAAGTGGGGATTAGAATGTAGAGAAAACCCTAATGTGTATGGAGTAGATTTAATCGCCTACAGAGCAGGAAATCCAGTTGGCTTTGTTGAAGTTGAAGTACGGGGCTGGGCTTATTGCCACCATACCACCATTCATATAGCGCATCGTAAAGCAAAATTGTTTCAGCAAGATCTCCCTGTTCTATTTTTTGCACTAACTCACGACTTAAGTCATGCGTACTGGCTGAAAGCTGAGTTGGTGAAAAAGTGTCCATTGATAGAGGTCAATAATAGGGAAGTCCCTAGTGGGGAGTTCTTTTTTGATGTCCCTGTCAGTTGGTTTAAGTATGTTAATTTAACAGACCCATTTTAAGATAAGTATAAAGCTCTTTCATCTTTGCGCCTGTTTGTAAGGCCTTTTAATTCTTTGCCAGCAGCCTTATTCCACTTTAGAAACTCCTCGGCAGCAGACTCAAACTCGCCTCGATTGTGTTTCATGCGAAGGGTAGAATTTTGGAGATTACCGAGTCCAACATTGAAGGCGAAAGAAACAAGTGCGCCAAACCTACCAGGAGTAATCCCATTAGGACATAATCGTCTAACTCCGCTTTCAAATGACTGTAAATCTTTAGTAAGTATTTCATCTACTTCCCCCATTGATAGAGTGCGATCCCAACCATCAGGAATAGGCAATGCTTTACGCTCTGCCAATGGAACTCTAATGTGTGATTGGTCGATTACATGCCCTACGCCAACAGTCCAGATTAATGCTGGGCATTGATATGGGCGCACTCTAACACCCTCATGGTGTTTAATCATGTCAATGACACGCTGATCTAAACTCATTTAGCTTTGAAGGCCTGCGATCCGAACCAGAAAGAAACAACGCTCGCCCAAATGATTTGTGTTTCGTTATCCCATAACATATCAAGGGCAATGCTGAAATCTACGCCAGTTTTAACGGCATAGTAAAAACCAAATATCTCTACAAAAGCAAACAAAAAGAATAGACCATAAGTAATGAATGAACGAGTAAATGCTCTGGCATTAATTACCCATTGGCTTGCACCTTGACCAATAGCTATATCGTGGGCATAAAGCGACTCACGCTCTTTCTCAGCAGTTTGGATAGCAATCTGCTCAGTACGGATTTCCTCTACTCTAGCTTGGGCTATATAGCCTTCTTTGAGCATCTCCATCTCACGCTCAGTTTGCATCTTAACTAAGTTTAGTTCATGTGCCTTATCAGACTTATCTTGAAAATAGTCCATTAGTTTTGGCAGACCGCCAGCTAGGAAAGAAACTAAAGTAGTAAGCAAAGTAAACATTTTAATACCTCAAATATAAGTAAATACCAAATGCAGCCCAACTGGTTAAAACCACCCAAGCCCACATAAACAAATCAAAATCGTCTTTCATCTCCATATACCCCATGTACATTCGTATGCTATCCATGCAGAAAATATGTAGCACAACAGCATAACGCTTTTCATTACTCGCCTATCGTGTTGTTCTAAATGCTTATCTCGCCTATCTTCCCATTGCTTGCGAGCTTTAATGCCTTGTATTTCTTCCCAAGACTTAGAACCATATTTACTAATAATCTGTTCTTGTATTCTTGTTTCAGATTGCTTTGCTATTAAAAGTCTTTGCCATTCGTCTACTGCCTCAATAATGGTAGTGGTGTCAGGATTTACTTGTCTAGCTTTTTTTCTAGAATCTGCCCTTTCTTTTGCTGCTTTATCTGCTACTTCTAAAACGCCATCAATAGCCTTACTAAGTTCTTGACTAGCCTTTACTGACTCATTAATACTACTGGTAACGGATTTAACTCCGTCTGTAATTCCGAATGGATCTGACACATCACTTGCTCATAAAGTAATGTGTTACAAAACCTACCAAAGTAGAGAAAGCAGAAACAATCATCATCCCAGCAAACAGACCGCCTTTAGATTTATTAGCAAGAGCCAATAATTCCTCCATACCAGCCTCTAGTTTGTCTATCTTCTTCTCCATAGCATCTACTTGAGCTACAAGTTGTCCATACTTAAATAAGTCAATTTCAGCCATAATTTACTCGTAAAGAATGTTGATTGAACCAGCATCAAAAGCATCTGTTCCGTTTACTGTAGTAATGCGAACTCGGTCTAAAACGCCACCTAATGTCACAACAGAAGATGTTAAAGAGGTTGTTGCAACATTCGTCAAAGATGTATTTGCACTCATTGAATAAATATTTCCTGAAACCAAAGTTATAACGGCTTGCCCTACTCTGACAGCAGAAGAAGATTCATTGTTTGTAAATAATACTAATCCGCTTGTGTATAAATTAGTTGTTACACCCACGCCCATTCCAGTTGCAGAACCAGCATATCCTGAAGTTGTTACGCTTCCTGAGCCTATTTGTACTTGCACAATACTTGAACCGTTTGTGCTTACTCCGTTAAACATAACCGTCACACGCTTTACCCAACTAGGTATGCTAGTAAAGTCAATGCTTGTACCACTTGTAGATGCTTGTGCAGTACCGCTATTTAATGAAGTAGAAGAAGTCCAGTTAGTTCCATCTGAAGTTAATACATTTCCTGATGTGCCTGGAGATACTGTAGTTACCGCAGAAGTACCATTACCAATTAATACACCTTTAGATGTATGAGTTGCTGCGCCTGTACCACCCTGTGCTACAGTTAATGCAGTAGTCAAACCAGTTATAGAAGTAATGTCTGAGTTAGCACCACTACTAGCAGCGCTTAAATTTGTCCTAGCATTACCAGCCGTAGATGCTCCTGTACCACCAGAGGAAACTGGCAAGGCAATAGACATCACTACAGCACCAGTAAATGTAGTAGCACCAGTAAATGTAGTTGTTCCTGTTACTGCTAAGTTTCCACCTACAGTAAAGTTATCAGCAGATGCGCCTGTTTGTTGGTCTTTCAGTTGGCTCATTAACTCACGAATAGCATTGTTAATGCCAGATGGAGCGCAGCCTTCTGCAATGTTAATACTGTCTATGTCGGTATTGTTAGCTGGAGTGCTATCAAATTCTGAAATCTTTGTCTTTGCCATTTTTTAGTCCAATAGAGAAGGAGCAACAACACCAGCACCTACTTGTTGTTGTAATGCTTGATTGCGTAAATATTCATCGAGTAATTTTAAACGATCTACGACCTGAGCCTGTCTTGCAGGGTCTATAGAATATAGATCTGGAGCTAGTGTTTCAGCAGTTCTACCGCCTGGGCCTGTAACTGAGCGCAATAGATAATCCATTCCACCTTTTACAAGTCCTTTTTCTGCCATCTGCGGAACTAACTCTGTGCTACCCTCAAACTCTTTAGCTGCCTCTGTTCTGCGCTGAGTAGGGCTACCACCTGTGATTTGAATGTCAGTAGAGCGAATAGCTTTTTCTCTGCCTAATTGCAACTCTAAGTTTTTGAAAGCATCATCACCAATTAGAACCTTGATCTGATCTCGTTTCTCTGGTGATCCAAAGGTACGCTTGATTTGGTCTATACCATCTGCGCCTGATTGGATCTTGGTACGAATAGCATCATAAGCGCCAATAGCAAAACCATCTTTTTCTGCTGGGTTTAAACCATCGTAGGTCTTTTTGAGTGTGCGAGCATCAATATCAAAGAATCCTCTGCCATTTTCAATAGCATCAAATACTTGTGTTGGCCCACCAAACGCTTGTCTAGCTTGCTTGTATTCTGAAGGAGCTTGGCTATCTACTACGCCCATAAACTCTCCACGAACCTTTTTAAGAGAGTTTACTTCATCCTTACCTAGACCAGATGCAGGAGTCTTGCTCCAGTTGATCTCATCGTCTATACCACGCTTAATGTAGTCAATGGTCTTAAGATCAAAGGTATTACCTTCTGGCTTTAATGGAGCTAATGGGAAACCTTCTCTAGTAGCAATTCTATTGGCTCTAGCGTATGCGCTTTGGAACGCTGGGTCTAGCATAATGTTATCTATGGTCTTATTACCAATAGATACAGGGCTTGCATAAGCAGCATCATACAAAGGTTTAGAGGCAGCGTTTCTTAATTTAATAATATCGTCTGCAATCTCCATTGGATCTTTATTAACATTAAAGGCTTGCTGGAAGTCTGTAAGGATACGATTGCCTGCGCCAGACTTACGCTCCTCTGCCAAGTTCTCTGCTACTGCCCTTGCGCCAGGATAGCTTGCAACAGTTTCGCCTAGCTGTTTAGTGGCTTTACCGCCAAATTCCATAATGGTTTCTGGCTTATATCCTGATAGTCTGATTTGATCCATTGCAGATTTAATCTCTGGCAATGTAAGACTATCTCTCTGTAGAGCTTGGATAATCTTAGTATCTGCTTTGCGCTGTGCAGCATCGCCACTCATGCCAAAGAAATCAGCAGTTTTGCCTGTAATGTTTCTAACAATAGGAATGTCTTTTGTAGCCTCAACAATAGTCTTAGCTAAATCAGGGATGCCTAGTTTTTCAGCAACAGCCTTAG